ATGTGGGATCTCCCATCATCTGACCCGTACTAGTCATTACGCCTTCCCTCCCCACGAGGTATGCCAACCAATCATTATAGCTATCTAAAATGATTTTGGCATGACCTAATGGGTTATCCCTGACGTTCGGTACAAACCGATCGTCAAGGAGAGGGGCTCGCGGGTAAAATGCGAGGAGCTCTTCCGGGCAAAAAGCTGACGGCGGAACTTTTTCCGTAATGATCAGCTTTGGCCCGAAAAGTTTGTGAAACCATTTCCTGTATTTTTGTAACACAGGATACCGGTTTGCAAGCTCCTCGTATATACTTTGAGTCAACCATTGAGCATGAAGATCGGTGGCGGCAGTACAATCTTGGGATTCCCAAGGTCCTGCCTCTCCACGCATATCAATGCCTTCATTCGGACTCAAAGCCTCGCAAAACCGAGGATCACGGACCATTATTTGGTCTATGACCCTTCGGAGGACTTGTTGAACAAGGTTAACAGCGGTTAAAGAACACGTTGGAAACCTAGTCTTCAGTCCTTTCTCTTCCGCAGATATAGGCAGAATGGGAGTAAACGGAATGGTATCCATTACGTGCTCTACACCAATTTGCAAATACTGCTGAAGAAATTTCCCCGTCCCTGGTAAATCACGTTCAAGTTGATCCCAGGGTGCATGGAACAACCCAACTGGGTCTTCATGTGGCTTCAGCTGAGAATCAGGATGAAGCGCATCAGAAAGTAGTTCCAAGTAGGCACCGGTGTCATCATTGTCCGCGACCAATAATTGGCCGGGGTGAGGGCACGCGAAGCCACGGGTTTTCTTCAAGGCATAACCCAACAAAACCAAATGTTGGACACCTGTCACATGACCGCCTTTTGCCCTAGGATAACCTAGAGCAGCATTAGAGCTGGGCATTGTGTACAGGTCTTGATCTTGGATGGGCTTTGAAGCCCACCGATCAAAGTATGACTTGAGAAATGGCTTCCAAGACAAAGGTTCCTCAGGGGGTTGTGAGGTCAAACGATCTAACAAACCCTGAAGTCCCGAAGGATCTGGAGGCGCCGGTGGGAGTGCCCTTGCAACATAAGACATCTTTATTGCAATTCGCCTCTCATCGGTAATCAGAAGTCTGCCCATTGGTTTCGGGCCGCCAAATGCCCATGCTCTACAAGCATGTGCAGCGTCCTTTAACCTTTGAGCTGCTTCTAGTGGATGGTATACAAGTTGTGACTTGAAACGTTCCACCCCTTGCAGTTTTCTGCTATTGAGGGTGGTCGACAAGTTGTACTTTTTCAAATACCACGCCCGTTCTTGTTGGTATCCAGCAAGAAGGGCATCCCACGTCGCTCTCATAAACTCCAAGACCTCTAGGTTTCGACGAAAGCGTCGCACCATACGGTCTTTTGGGTCAAGTCGCGCAACCGCAATGCGGATGTCTTCTGCCCAAAGAGCATAATACTCGTGGAGAGAGAGATTGGGATCCCTGGGATGGGGGGGGAAAATGTCCATAAGGGCTTTTCCACCCCCACTCAGTGTTCCTTCAACAAACCGAAAGAAGCGGCATAATGCCATAACTTCTACGGGATATGTTAAAAGTGGACGAAGGCGCCCATGGAGGGATAACCCTTCATGGGAACGATAGTACCAAGACAACTTGGGTACTGTGTTGCCAAAGTCCAACACTAAGTGTGATTCCGGTAGGGTATTTTGAACCTTACCGGAATTCCCGTTTTCAACCCAAGCATTTTGCTTGGGTTTACGACGTAACCGCTTTTTGCGGGGATAGGGATTCTGTTGAGAATCCAGGGAGGAGGTAACTCCTCCCATGATGCCACTTACTTTGTGAGTGGTTG